TGGGCTAAACACGCAAGACTCTCCTCTGACATTGGAGGCTGGGTATGCGTCTATTGCCACCAATTGCGTCATTGACCAATATGGACGTATTGGCGCACGAAAAGGCTTCTCAAGGGTTAATGCTTCCTCTGGCAACTTAGGTGCAAACGATGTAAAAGTCATCCATGAGTTAGTACAACTTGATGGAACGTTAACTGTATTGTTTGCTGGTAACAACAAGTTATTCAAACTCAGTTCCACTAATACAGTTGTGGAATTGACCTATGGGGGCGGCGGTACTGCTCCAACTATTACTGCAAGCAATTGGCAATGTGCATCCTTGAATGGCATTACCTATTTCTTCCAATCTGGCTTTGACCCTCTGATCTATGACCCTGCGGTAAGCACAACCACCTTCAGGCGTGTGTCTGAGAAAACGGGCTATACAGGCACAGTTCCTTTGGGAAACATTGTTATTTCTGCCTTTGGTCGCTTGTGGGTGGCTGATACTACGGCAGACAATGTAACGATTAGTTTCTCTGACTTGTTGGCAGGGCATAACTGGACTGCTGGGACATCTGGAACTCTTGATGTTTCTAGGGTTTGGGCGAATGGCGCAGATCAGATCATGGGTTTGGGCGCACACAATAATTACTTGGTTATCTTTGGTAAGCGTCAGATATTGACCTATCAAGGTGCAACAACCCCTTCCACAATGTCATTGGCTGACACCATAGGCAACATTGGTTGTTTATCAAGGGATTCCATAGTTTCTACGGGTTCAGACATTGTTTTCTTATCTAACTCTGGGGTGCGTAGTCTTTTGCGTACTATTCAGGAAAAGTCTGCTCCATTGCGTGATATATCAAAGAATGTGCGTAATGACTTGATGACCTATGTGTCTGGTGAGACATTGGCAAACATCAAGGCTGTCTATTCAGAAGTAAATGCCTTCTATCTTCTAACTCTTCCCATTGCCAAACAAGTCTATGTATTTGATACAAAGGCTCAGTTGCAAGATGGTTCTGCAAGGGTAACAACTTGGGACTCTATTGAACCAACTGCATTGTTGGCAAAAAGAAATGGTGATTTGCTGATTGGCAAGAATGGTTATGTTGGCAAGTATGGGACATATCTTGACCATGCCTCTACCTATCGTTTCCAGTATTACACCAACTATGCTGATCTAGGTGATGCAAATATCACATCAATCCTAAAGAAAATCTCTGTGGTGGTTATTGGTGGAACTAACCAAATATTGACAATCAAATGGTCTTATGACTTTTCAGCGCAATATTACGCAACCCAAGCAACTATCCCTATTTCTACAATTGCAGAGTATGGAATGGCTGAATATGGTGCAAATGGCATCCCAGTAGCATACTATTCAACAGGCATACAAATTGGCACTTTGGTTGGTCAAGCATCAGGCTATGGCAAAGTTGTGCAAACGGCTTATGAGATTGACATAAATGGTTCTGCTATCAGCATCCAAAAGATTGAAATTCAGGCTAAAAACGGAAAACTTGGGTAAGGAATAAATATGGCAAATTACACGAAAACCACCAACTTTGCGGCTAAAGATGCACTTGCGTCTGGCAATGCCTCCAAGGTCGTTAAAGGTACTGAGATTGACACAGAGTTCACCAATATTCAAACTGCCATTGCTACAAAGGTAGATGGGACATTGACAAACTTCTCTTTTGTTGAAGCATCAAATGTCTTGTATATCTACAATGTATCTACGCCTGTGGCAAAGATTGATGCCTCTGGTAACCTGACTGTGATTGGCAATGTTGTTGCTAACGGAACAATGTAAATATGGCAACCTCATTCCCAACCATTGCACAGTTAGACAAGGCACGAACAGATGCTAGTCAGTTTGTTGGTGGACAAACTTATTCGCTTACATTTAATGTAGATGGTAAGCAATACAGTTATGTACCTAAAAACATTGCAGAAAACGGCGGCTTAACTGCTGGAGAAAACACTTATTTACTGCCTTACTTTACAAGTATTGACAATCTAAGGGACTTTGGCAGTAAGGCTCAAGAAGTTGATTTATCAAGTACAGGTGTAAATAAATATCTTCAAAGCCAAGGCTTGTCAGAAAAGGGATATTTAATTCCATTTGGTGCAGTTCCTTTTGATAGCATGGTCAACCCAATACCTACTGAAACATTCGGTGGTGAGTTAAATGGTTTAAAAGTTATTGATGGGCAAGTTGTTTATGGTCTTAGTGGTGGGGCTGGTAGACGATATGCAACTACTACTGGTGAGGTGCATAACCCTTACATCGTGCCTGGCGGCGGTTTCTTAGGCGATTTTGGGCGAACACTTCAAAATATGGGGCCACTAGCAGGACTTGTGGGCAACTTGATACTGCCTGGCCTTGGAACTGGAATATCAATAGGAAGTGCTGTTGCCCAAGGTGCTAGTCCAGAAGACCTTGCAAAAAGTTATATTGCTAGTCAAATTGGAAGTGAAGTTGGCGCAAATATTGGTGGCGTTGAAGGCCAAATTGCTGGTGGTGCTACAAGCGGATTACTAAGTGGACAGTCACCAGAACAAGCGTTAACAGGAAGTCTAGTAAGTACGGGAGTGAATCAAATTGGTTCACCAACTCCATCAAACTTATTAACGCCATCAACTGGTGGAACAACAGCAACGCCAGAGTACATTCCTGAGTCAAACATTGGTCAAGGTACACCATCATCAACATCAGGTTTTTATACGGGTCAAGGAACAACGGGAGCGAATAACATGGCAGATGATTACATAAACTATGGTAGTCCAGCGGATTATGGCTTTAATCCAGATGGGATGATGCCTCCAGACATAAACTATGGAAGCCCCGAAGACTATGGCCTTAACCCAGATGGGATGCCTTCACCAGATTATCTTGCTTCTTTAACCCCCGCTGTAAGAGCAAGCGTACAAAGAGCATTAATGGCTGGTGGTAGTGCGGCTCAAGCGGCAAGAAACTACTTGTCAAGTATGTTTGGAGGCATGAACTCCAATCTATTGCAAGGTGGATTGGGAACAGTTGCCCAACTCAGGCAACAAGAAACGGATAGGCAAGCGGCGATAGATTCACAAAGAAAGATTGAAGAAGCAACAAGAGTAGGCGTTGCTGGTTCACAGTTCAGACCCGTTGGAACAACCACTCGTTTTGGTACATCTCAGTTCCAAACTGACCCAATTACAGGACAAATAATAAGCGCAGGATATACCGCCGCACCTGAGATTAGTTCTGCCCAAAACAGACTCTTGGGATTGGGTGCTGGGTACTTAGCGCAAAGTCCTGAAGAAGTTGCCCAACAGTACATGACAAAGCAATATGACTTGCTCGATCCTAGTCGGCAAAGACAGTTGGCTGGCATTAGAAACCAACAGTTCCAAACAGGTCGTGGTGGTTTGTCAGTAGGTTCTACTGGTTTACGTCCAAGTGGAGCGCAAGGCTTGATGGGTGCTAATCCTGAAATGGAAGCCTATTACAACGCCTTGGCACAACAAGATGCACAGTTGGCGGCACAGGCTCAAGCGGCTGGTCAACAAAATGTATTGTTTGGAACGGGCTTGTTTGGTCAGGCTGGTCAACTAGAGACTATGGCACAACAACCATTTACTCTAAGCCAAGGTCTTGCTGAGAAATCATCTATTGGTGGATATAGGGCAGGCGATTTAGGTTATAGAGGGGCGGCGGCTAGTGGTGCAATTGGCAGATCACCCGCCGCAACCACCAACCCTTATGCAACAGTATTGGGCGGTTTTGCTGATCCTAGATCGTTGTTAGCGCAAGGATTGGGAACTTACTTTGGGTCTTCTGCGCCAATAGGAGGAACTCCCGCAGACTATCCTTCATATATCTATTAAGGAATAATCATGGCAACAGATATCGTAGGTGGATTGTTTGGAATTACTCCTCAAGCGTATGAGGAGCAAGCCTATAACCAAGCATTACAGCGTGGTGAATCGTTTGGCACACGGGCTGGACTTTATGCTTCTGCCGCACAACTAGGTCGTGCAGTTGGTGGTGCTTTGGGTGCTGAAGACCCACAGTTAAAAATGATTAGCATGAGAAATGCAATATTTAATAGAGCCGATCCCAATGATCCAAATTCTCTTATGGCCGCCGCAAAAGAGTTAGCCCCTTTTGATCCACAAGGTGCTAATGCGGTTGCTAATCAGGCTAGAGAAGCGGCACTTAAAATTGCCCAAGCAACAAGATATTCGCGTGAAGGCCGTGCATTAAGCGTAGGTCAAGATGTATTAAAGGCTGAAACAGAGGCAGGTTACCGGGCTGCTATCCGCGAAATAAAAGGTAGGGAACAAACGCCAGAGAATGCTGCCACTCTTCAGGTATATGAAGATAAGTTAGCTGCGTTAACTCGCACTAAAGAAGCAGCGCCTCTAGATATCCAGAAAGCGCAAGAATACCGCAAAGCATTAATTAAAGATAACGCGCCTGTAGCACAGATAGCTGAAGTCGATCGCTACATCAAAGGATTAGAAGGCGGTCGAGGAACTACAGTTACCATGCCTGAGATTAAATTGCCTACTGATATTAATGCTTTGGCAAGAGGGTATGAAGAAGCTATTAAAGACGACGTTAATGTAAAGAACTTATCATTTAACGCTAAAGGATTAATCAATCAAGCTGCAACCTCTAACAACCCTTCAGCATGGGAGGCGGCGCGTACACAGGTTGCTAAAGCTGTTGGCGAAGGTAAGTTGTCTAACGAAGACATCGCTAGGACCGGCGTCGACCCAACATTGATTGGCGGCGTCCGTGATTGGATCGATAAGAAGGTTACGGGTGTTCCAGACCAAAAAACACAACAGGCTCTTTATGTGGTCGCAAGTTATCTGGAAAAAAATGCCAGCCAGCGTATAGCAGAAAAACGCAACAACCGCGTTGCTATGGCTAAACAAGTTAACCCCTCAGTAGACGCGGCAGCGATGTTCCCTGACTACTCAGGCGCAGCACCGGCAGCGGCCGCTGCACCAGCCGCAGGCACTGGTAAAGTAGTGGACTACAAAGATTTGGGTCGTAAGTAACTTTAATAAGGATAAAAATGGACGTCCGTTTACCTAATGGGACAATCATTCGTGGTGTCCCTGATAATTTTACTTCTGACCAAGTACGCTCGTTAGCACTCCAAAATGAACTGGCGACAGGGGCTGACTTTGGTATGGGTTCTGATGCCGCTAGTTTAATTCCTACCGGCGGGTCAGGAATGGGACCAACGCCTCCTGTGGCGGGTAGATCAGTAGAACCCCGCACACTGACGCAAGCGGCTATGGAAGGCGCTATGGCCGTTCCAATATTGGGCGCCGCCGCTCGCGGTTTTCAACTAGCCTCAAGAGGTACTAGAGCCGCGCCCTATGCAGCGGAAGCAGTACGTGCTTTGTTGCCTGCGTCAGGCAAAGCATTAGCAGCCGAGGGTTTGTTAGGTACTGTCGCAGGCGTTGGTGGTGAACTAGCGGCTAGGCAAGTCCCTGAAGAATATGGCGAGACAGGTAAAGTTTTAGGTGGCATGGCAGGCGGTATGGCCGTAGCTGCCCCTTTCTCGATGCTTAAAGGCGCCGTGGAAAGCGCGTCAAGCGTCCCTGGCTTATTTTCGACCACAAAAGATTTAACAGAACAAATAACTCAGGCCGCCGCTACCGGCCGGGCGTCTAAACAAGCTATTACAGCTTTGACAGCTAACCCGTCTTTATCGGGAAACATAGCGCGCGCGGCTGATATTGAAAAGTCTACCGGCATTACTTTACCTATGCTTGCTCAGTCTAATGGAGATACAACGATATCTAGCTATCTTCAGTCTCAGATCGCGCGCGGCGAAAACGTAGAATTTACAGCGGCGGTTAAACGTCAATATGAAACTGCAGAACAGGCGTTAACAAAAGCTAAACAAGGCGTGGCGCCAGCTATGCAAGAAGTGGACGCTTACGTCAAAAAGAAAGCTTTAGAAACAAGCCAGAAGAATATCGATGTTGTTAATAAAGCAGGCGTCATGTCTGCCCGTCGTAAAGAAGGTCTAGACAACATTGACAGTCGAATCGTAGAGCTTACAGATACGCTGCGTACGGCGCCCACCCAGGTAGATATTGGAACGCGTTTAACCAATCTTATCTCTGCCAAAGAGAAAATGGTTAGAGGTGAAGTTGGGCCTAAGTATGAGGAACTTATTAAAAATTCAGAAAATGCAGGCATTGTTTTGCCGGCCAAATCTGCTGCGGGATTAATTGATTATGTAAAAGAAGAAGAATTTAAATCTGCCTTTACGTCTTTCCCTACTCTCTGGCCTAAGATTAAAAAAGTGTTTGCCGACCCAGAAGAAAAACTCTACTATTCGCTACGTGATTTGGACAGCCTTAAACGCGAAACAAATGCCGCGTTACGTGAATCTATGTCAGGGACGGGTGAGTATCGTATTCTTACGGGCCTGAAGAAGCAAGTAGACGCTGCTATTGACAGCACCGACCCTTCTTTTGCTGACGCTTACCGAGCCATTGATAAAGAATACGCTACCCGCGTAGGTATGCCTTTCAACGTGGCCGGCGTAGCCCAAATTGACCGCGCTAAATTTGTTGAACAAACTGTCCCTGTCCTTACAAAGAGGGCGTCTAGTCTTAAACAGGCAATGGACATTATTGGCGATAGCCCAGAAGGCAAAAAGATTGTAGAAGATGCGTTTTTGTTTGACATAGGCGCAAATCGGTCAATCATCAGCACTACAACAGGGCAGTTAAACACGCCTCAATTGAAGCGCTATATCGCCCAAAACAAAGATAAGATCGACATGGTCCCTGGCCTTCGTGATCGTCTTGAAGGACTCGGTACAAGGGTTAACGAATTAAAGGCCAATCGCACGGCCATCTTAGACGCAGAAAAAAATGCGTCTATTGAAAAGATTGATAACCTGTGGACTCAATCATATGGGGAAACCGGCGGCATTCGCGGAGTTGTGCGTAAGGCTTTAACTAACCCAGCGGAATTGGATAAGTTAGTGAGTCTTGCGGGTAACGACAATATCGCAAAAGCAGGCATTAAACGCGCCATGATTGAAGACGTTCTATCTGCCCAAGGCGATAGGGTAAATTTGATAAACGAGAACAAACAAGCTTTTGAAAAAGTATTTGGTAAAGACCAGACTAAATATATTGTTGATATTGTTGAGGCATCTCAACGTCTGAAAGACAACCCTTTCGCAATGCGAATCAATATCAATACCATTAGTAAAACAGGTTGGCAAGACCTGACTGGTTCTAAGATGGAGACTTCGCTAGGCGAGGCCCGTAACCAGATTATGACTGCGCCTCGCGTTTTCATTAACCACTTAGGTCGCTATTTCAATAACCAGACCGATAAGAGCGAAGCGGTTGAAGTGCAAAAATTCTTGTTGGACTCTAACGCGCTTAAAGACGCAGCAGAGTTTATAACAGCGCTAAATACGCGTGGATTTGATGAGCGCGCTAAAAACCTAATGGGTAAGCTTATGAAAAATAGCGCCACTAGCTATCTGTTTGGTGCTATTACTGGCGGCATTGTAGGTTCGCAAGCTGAGACAACAAAGTCTAACTTTGACCCCGCTCTTTTAGAAGGGTTTGGGGAAGTACCGAAGTAAGTCATATCAGGAGTAACCCATTGACCCTTTCTCTCTTCTCTTATTGGCACAAACTGCTTTTGGCGCTATCAAGCAGGGCTGCGACTTTTTACACCAAGGTCGTATTCAGCTTGAGTCTGCTAAAAAGACCATTGAAGGCGTGCAGTCAGACATTAAAGCGGTTAAAGGAATATTTGATTGGTTTATTGGCCTCTTTGTCTCTAAGCCAGAAAAAGTCGACGTTGCAAAGCCTGTGGCGCAAACGAAAACCAAAGCCGCAGCCAAGCAGTCCTACGAAGTCCTTGAACTGGAACTCATTAAAAGCGTGGGTGACAACCTTGGGACGCTCTTTGACACGCAACAGCAAATAAACAACTACTATTTAGAACTTGAAGAGGAATCAAAGACTAAGTACAACCCAGAACAGAACACGTCAAAGAAAGCGATCGAGCGTGCTTTGATTGAGTTGCAGATGGAGAAGTTGATGGAGCAGACCAGAGAGGCAATGGTCTATGCACCGGCAGAGTTGAAAGATTTGTATAGCAGATTCTTGGTAATGCACAACAAAATAGAACAAGAACAAGCGTGGGCTAGGTCAGAGACAATTCGCAGAACTAGGCTGGCTAGGTGGAAGCGAGAACAAGAGGAGATAAGACAAATTGAGCTGATAAGTAGCGCTATTGCTGTGACATTCATTTCTTTAATTTTTGGATGGTTGATGTGGGCAATACAAAACTTATCTGGTGGATTTTGATAGGAGTGGCAGTATGCATAATTGTTGGGGTTACCTCGATGGCGTACGTGGAAACTCTATACATGCGAGCGCAACTCAAACAAGAAATGAAAGAGTTGCGTAAACTGAAACGAGAATTGAAGGAGTCAAAATGAATGAACTATTCGGTATTCTTAAAGGGCTTGCGCCTACTCTTGCTACTGCTGTTGCTGGCCCTCTGGGCGGTGCCGCTGTTAGTGCTATTGCTAGCCGACTGGGTTGTAACGACTCTGTTGAAGCAGTAGCCAAAGCTATTGCTGGCGATCCTGCAGCGGCTCAGAAGATAGCTGAACTAGAGTTGGAAATGACTAAGGTAGCGGCAGACGCTATGAAGAACGAGGACAACAACGTCACGGGGCGTTGGAACGCAGATATGGTTAGCGACTCTTGGTTGTCTAAGAATATCCGTCCCATGAGCCTTGTAGCTATTTTTGTAGGTTACTTTTTGTTTGCCATGATGTCAGCGTTTGGTTTAAACGCTAACGAGGCGTACGTTACCTTGCTAGGCCAATGGGGTATGCTTATCATGGGCGCATACTTTGGCGGCAGGACTGTTGAAAAATTAGCGGAGATGAAAAAGAAATGAACCTAAGTGAACACTTTACTCTTGAAGAACTAACGCACACAGATCACAGAGACTTGGACAATACGCCAAACGAGGCAGAGTCTGCCAATTTGCGTAGGTTGGCCAGTTTTCTAGAACAAGTCAAAACTGTACTTGGTGGCAAACCAATCATGGTTAATTCTGCGTTTCGCTCTAAGGCGGTCAATGATGCTGTAGGCTCAAAAGATAGCAGCCAGCACCGCGTTGGTTGTGCAGCCGACATACGCGTGCCTGGCATGACCCCCGATGAGGTGGTTAAAGCTGTTATTGCGTCTGGTATTGGGTACGATCAGATCATTAGAGAGTTTGATCGTTGGACGCATATTTCTGTGCCAAACCTATCCACATCGACGCCAAGGCAACAAGCCTTAATCATCGACAAGCAAGGCACTAGAACTTACGCTTAGTCCTCGCTGCTTAGCATAAAGACGGCGACGCCCACCATCACTACGATTGCGCCGCCCATGACAAGCAGCATGACCACCCAAGCAACTGTTTCAAGCATCTTTGCGCTCCTGGTCGAGTTCACGTTTCATGTAAACAACAAACGCTTCTACCAACTTTAAAAAGTATGGCAGTAGCGCGCCTAATACAAATATTAAAACTTCATTCATTGTTTTTCCTTTTTAATGTAGCGTCAATGTGTCTAACCATTTCAAATATAGTTGAGCGCCCAGCCCCCGTCTGAAAATCTTCCCAGTCCCAGTAGTCTTCAACTTCATCATCTGTCAGCCCAACCCAAGGGCGTTTGTATTCCTGAATGTCATCATCATCTTCTTTGGCATTGCGCCTGATCTCTCTGGCGATACGATCAAATTCTTCGTCTTCTGGTGTCATTTGATTAAACTCCTATACGCGTTGATTGCATCTTTCAAATCATTTTTCAATTGCTCAATATAGTCCTGCTGCTGTTGCATCTTAATGTAAGACTCTTTGGCAAAGTTGGCTAAGTTTTCTTGGCTCCATGACTCAAACGTTGGCATTTTTACTCCTATCAAGTCTCTTTTGCTGTTCTTGTTTTATATCCTCTGGCGGCACCACGACTTCTTGCGTAGTAAACCTATGCTCATTAGCGCATTCGCGCCTGCGGGTATAGCCAAAGGTTGGCGATTTCTTAGTCTGTTTCACAATAGACCAAGCGTTACAAATGGGACACTTCATGGGCGTCTAGCCTCATGCAGTATCTCGATACGCTCGCGTGCAGCGCGCAAGGTTGTGTAGCGCTGGTGCAGCCGCTCCAAGACGGCTACACGTTTGCCAACTTCGCGTTCGTCGGTCAACATCTCCAGCACCTTAACTTCATCCAAGGTCCTAAGTTCAGCGTTTAATTTTCGCCATGTAAGTGTCAATTTTTGTCTCCAGTTTAGTGATTGTGTTTAGGGTTTTTACTAATGTTCGATTGGCGGCGTTAGCGTCTTTCTGATGTATTTTCAAGATGGATCGTGCGGCTTTAAGTTGCGCTTTCCACAGGTTTAGTCTAGTCATTTCAATTCCTCCATTGCGATATCTGACAAGGCGCGCTTATCGTGCAGCGCGGCCCAAATCTTTTCATCTACTGTTTTATTAGAAATCATTACGTAGCACCACACGTCATGCCGCTGGCCGCTACGATGCAAACGCCCGATGGTTTGTTCATACAGTTCGAGCGACCAGGGCAGGGACAAGAAGACGATTCGACTGCCGCCGTGCTGCAGGTTGAGTCCATGGCCGGCTGACTTGGGGTGGACCAAAAGAAGTTCGATGCTCCCAGCATTCCATCGTTCAATAGCGCGGTCGTCGTCAAGGGTGGCGGCTTTGGGGTATCTACGTTTAAGTTCGGCCAACTCTTCTTTGTACGTGTACGCCACCAAAGTATTGGCATGTTGGTTTTCCTCTAATAGTTCATCAAGCCGCTCAAATTTAGATGTGTCAAACCATACGGGTTTATCCGCATATACAAAACCCGACGCCATTTGTTGCAGCTTGGCCGTCACGACGCCGGCGTTAACTGCAATCGCGCGGTCATTGGGGAACTGCGCGACAAACTCACTCTTCATGTCGTCATAGGGTTTACGATTAGTTAGGTTGCCGCGCACTTCAACTGTGTGCAAGGTCGGCAGTTTGTCTTTGTATTCGCCTGGCTCCAATACGAATGTCGCTGGCTTGATGCGTTCCATAACCAAAGCCAAGGCGCCAGGGCGCGGCTGCCAATCGTTGTACTCGCGGTTAATCAACGCAAAGTACTGCTGCATAAACGCGCCCTTGGCACGGCCAAGCAGGTTCTGGTCGACGATCTTGCACTGGCCAAAGACGTCCTCTAAGCCGTTGCTAGTGAAACTGCCGGTAAGGCCCCAGCGGATCACCATGGGCTCGATCACTTTGTTGAGCGCCTTGAACCGCGCGCCGGATGGATTCTTTAGCCGCGTGAGTTCGTCAAACACAATGGCATCAAAATCAAGTTCTTGTTCGGCCAGCCATTGCAGGTTGTCGTAGTTAGTCACAACAATGCGCGCGCTAGACGCCAGCGCTGCTAAACGTTCTTTCGGTGAACCTACGGCCACAGCGATCTTTTGACGTGGCGCCCATTTGGGTTGCTCCACGGGCCACACGTCAGTGCAAACACGTTTAGGCGCCAGCACTAGAAAACGTGTGACCTCGCCATTGGCGAGCATGTCCTGCATAGCCGCTAGGGTGATGGCAGTTTTGCCAGCCCCTACCGGCGCCAAGATCATGGCGCGGTCGCGCTCATACAAAAAGTCAGCCGCCTCAATTTGATACGGCCTCAATGATCCAACCATCTATTTGCTCCTTGCTCCATAAACATGCGTACTTCTGATTCATTAGCGCCATGTCTGACGCGAATATTTTTTGCAGTTCTGACAAACGCCCATCCGGCGCCTTCAGTTCAATAAACCAAGTCTGGCCATTTGGCAAACAAACTACTCTATCGGCCACGCCTCTGTGCGCCGGACTAGTAAATTTGTACGCCCTACCGCCAAGGTCCTTGACGCGTTGCACTAAATATTTTTCGATTATTTTTTCTTTCATGTCAAAAAGTTTAACACACTATTATTTTTTGTGCTATAGTTCAGTCTCAATCAATTAAAGGAGAGTCAAATGAAGTTAACGATGACACAAGCCGAAGCAGAGAAAATCTTGCTTGAATGGGCGCAAAATAAGTTCCCTGATCAGTTCAATACAGTAGAGTTTGATAGCTACAGCTACAGTAAAACATTCACATTCACTAAAGAGGAAACTAAAGATGCAACACAGTAATATTGTTGGCGGTTCAACCGCAAAGCGTGTGATCAACTGCCCAGGCTCAGTCGCCTTGGTGCAAAAGATGCCGCCCCAACCAAGTAACAAATACGCAGACGAAGGCACGCTGTTGCACAACGTCATTGCTGAAATCGTGATGAGCGATAGAACGCCTGAGAGTTTTCTTGGTACTAAATACGAAGACCAAGTTCTCACGCAAGAACTGATCGACAACAAACTCAAGGTGGCATTGGCTGCGCTTGATGAGATCGACCCAAACAAAGAGATGCAAATTGAAGCTGAGACTCGCGTCGGTTTCGGTGATCTCTTGCCTGGCGTATTTGGTAGCACTGACCTTATCGGTCGTATCGGCGCCCGCGCTGTCGTTTTAGATTGGAAGTTTGGCGACGGCGTTGCTGTGGAAGCAGAAGAGAATGCACAGTTGATGTTCTACGCCGCTGCGGCCATGCGTACTGAAGGATCAAAGTGGGCGTTCGATGGCGCTACTGAGATCGAATGCATCATCGTGCAACCGCCTGCAATCAAGCGCTGGGTGACTACACCGAAACGCATTGCAGAGTTCGAGGCGCAATTGATGCGTGCGGTTAAAGAAGCAGAAGATCCTAACGCGATGATCCGCACAGGCGATCATTGCCGCTGGTGTACGGCCAAACCTATCTGCCCCCAGATGACCGGCGCTGCTGACCGCGCTTTGCAAGTAGCGATCAAATCTTTAGACGCAAACATGATCAGCAGCTACTTGGCCAATGCTGATATATTAGAAGATTGGATCAAGGACTTGCGCGCCTTGGCCCATCAAATGTTGGATAGCGGCGCTCCTGTGCCAGGGTATAAACTGGTGCAAAAGCGCGCTACACGTCAATGGGTGGACGATAAGAAAGCCGCCGACGCATTGACCGCAATGGGCCTAGAAGCCTATAAAGAACCAGAGGTCCTATCGCCTGCACAGGCTGAGAAGGAACTCAAAAAGCGCAAGTTGGCATTGCCTGACGATCTTGTCGTGGCAGTGTCTTCAGGCACAACGCTTGCCCCGGAGAGTGATCCCCGGTCAGCAGTGTTGCAAATCGGGAAGCAGTTAACTGCAGCCCTTTCTAAAATCAACTAAGGAAAATCAAATGAGTTTAGTAACCTTCTCTAAAGCAAACCTCCCCGCAGTCAGTTCGTTGGCAACGTCGTTGCGAACAATCCAATCCGAAGTAGGCGCAGCCGGCGTTGTCATCTTAA